GCAGCGAATGGCGACTGGCGATTAGCGAATGGTGAATGACTTTTCTGGAGGGCAGTGCTCCTGCACTGCCGAAAATTCTTAACAACGACGGCAGGTTCGGCAAATCGGAGATAAGACAAACATGTTCAAATCACGCCCAATCAGAACGAGCCTTTGCGCGTTTGCGAAGGAACTTGTCCGCTTCCAAAGCGGCAATAGCGCCCTCGGCGGCAGCGATAACCGCCTGCCGAATCTCCTTGCATGTCACATCGCCGACAGCAAAGACACCGGGCACATTCGTCATCTTCGTCTCAGGGTCAACCTTGATACAACCTTGGGGCGTCAACTCAACTTGACCGTTGAGGAAGTCGGTGACGGGCTTTGTTCCGAGCAAGTAAACGAACACACCCGCAACAGGCAACCTCTCTCTGACACCTTCTCGCTCAATGACAATCCCTGTGACCTTTTCCTCACCCTCAATGGCGACGACCCGCGTGCCCATAAGCCAAACGATGTTCGGAAGTTGACGGGCACGCTCAATCGCTTCCTGAGACGCTCTTGGTTCTTTGTGGTGCGAAATCAGGTAGACGGTCTTGGCAAATCTGCTGACAAAATCTAACTCTTCCAACGCTTCCTCGTTGTCGCCGATAACAGCCACATCTTTGCCCGCAAAGAAAGGTGCATCGCAAACGGCGCAGTAACTCACGCCCTTGCCTACCAACTTTGCTTCGCCGGGGATGGAAGGCTTATGCCCCATCGCCCCAGTTGCGATGATGACGGTTCGTCCGTAGAAAGTGCCAGCGCTGCTGAAAATTTCCTTTGGGTCTTTGAGCAAGTCAACGCCAGTAACTTGAGCCTGAACATACTCGGCACCAAACTGAATAGCCTGACGGCGCAAAATTTCAAGCAACTCAGCGCCGCTGATGGGTTCAGGGATGCCCGGGTAGTTTTCAATGCGTTGTGTCATCCCCAACGCCCCTGCTTTGGGGTGTTTGTCCAAAACAACCGTTCTCAAGTTTGCCCGCGCTGCGTAGATGGCGGCGGTCAGTCCTGCCGGACCGCCGCCGATTATGACCACATCGTAGGGTTCGCTGTCCGGGAGTTCAAGCCTTAAATCAAGGCTCATCGGCATCACCATGCCCCATCACCTCGCTGACCTAACCGATGTTTCAGTGTTCGTAGCGATGGAAGTGGTGTTCGTGCTCAAATTCGTCATGGTCATGACGATGCTCGTGTTCCCAATCATCATCCGCCATCCCTCTGAGTTGGCGGTCAACCTCTTCAAACTCTCGCCTTTCCTCGCCGCTGAGTTGGTCAACGGCTTTGAGGACATAGAGGGCGAACAAGTGTTCGGGCAAAGCACCCTCAAAACTCACTGCGTCGTTGATGACAACTTTCGGGACGGCGAATACTCCGTAGCGCTCAGCCAATTCAGGAAATTCAGTTGCCTCAACCATGTCGGCAACGATATTGGGATTTTCCATCGCAAATTGGTGGGCGGTGAGAACCGCTCTCGGGCAGTAAGGGCAAGTTGGCGTGACGAAAACCTGAATGTGCACAGGCTTGTCAATGGCTTTGATTTTAGCCCGAACATCATCGCTCAGGTTCGTTCTGCCCTGAGAGACCATCAAGATGTCCTCAATGAGCGTCGTGAACTCCAAGCCTGCAGGGATGCCGAAGAACCTGATGTTCCCACGCCCGTTGCCGTCGGTAACGATTATGGCTGGCACTTTGTCAACCCCGTATTGTTCCGCCAACTCGCTTTCACGCTCAAAGTCATGGACTTCCGCTTCAATCAACGGGGAGATTTCGCTCAGTTCCTTGACCAACTGTTCCGTTTCCTTGCAGAATTGGCACGGTTGATTCCAAGGCGTCCAGACCAGCCTTTGTTCCTGCGTGAACAGGACGAGCCTGACTGGATTGACCAACCTGCTGCGGAAGATTTCCTGCAACTTCCTTCTGTCGCGTTCGCTCAAGATAGCCATACGGCATCAACCTCCTTGCAGTTTGGGTGGGGGATTTTTTGCCCCGCACCCTTTTGTGTGTGGTTTAAAGGGCGCTGCATCTCCGTCGCGCCCACAACCATTGATGCATGAGGTCAGAAAAGGATGCGCAATGCAAATGCATCGGATTTTCGCTCCGTGTCGCACGAAGGGGCAGAGGCTCAAAATTTGCCTCCAAATGCAAAGCAAAGCCAGCATTTCAGCGTCCGTTTCTTGACATATCGCCCAAGTTGCGCTAAAACGAAGGTGGCGTTTTTGCCATGCCTTTGGGAGAAAAATGGGGAGGTGCGAAACTATGGCGAACTGGCGACGCTCAGTGTTGATTTTGGGCTGGTTGGTGGTTGTTGGGGTTTTGATGACATGGCAATTTCTACCCTCCCAAACTCCACAATATGAAACCCGCATTGTCGTCCTCAAAGCGAAAGCCAACCTTGCAGCAGTCTTCGGAAACCGAACCGCCGTCAAGAGGCTGTTGATGCAAACTGCGGAGCAAAGTCAACGGGAACTTATCCCGCAACTTGAAGCGTGGAAGCAGCAAGGCGAAGTTCGCCGTTATCGTCGTTTCTGGATTATCAACGCTATCGCTGTTGAAGGGACACAGCAAGTTTTTCAAGCGTTGGAGCGTCATCCAGCCGTCGCTGCTATTCGCCCCAACACCACTGTAACTTTGCCGCGACCGATTCCTTCCTCCCGCATAGTCATACAACAAGCGTTCACTTGGGGCTTGCAGAAAATCCGAGTGCCTGAGGCTTGGCAGACATTTCAAGTTCAGGGCGAAGGTGTTGTTGTCGGCGTCATTGATACTGGCATTGACCCTAACCATCCAGACTTGCGAGGAAAATTGCGACCCCAAAACGGTTGGTTTGACGCCGTTAATGGTCGACCTACTCCATACGATGACCAAGGACATGGAACGCATGTCTCTGGCACGATTGCCGGTGGAAACGCCAGCGGTGTGCACATCGGGGTTGCTCCTAAGGCTACTTTGATTGCTGCAAAGGCTTTTGACGCTTCAGGTATTGGAACCTTTGAATGGATTATAGCATCCATGCAGTGGGTGATGGATCCCGACGGCGACCCTAATACTGACGATGGTGCTGATGTGGTGAACAACTCTTGGGGAGGTTCAAGCGATTCCCCGACGATGATACCTGAATACCGTGACATTATCAACGCTTGGATTGCAGCCCGAATCTTCCCAGCCTTCGCAATTGGCAATGAAGGTCCAGACCCACGAACGACGGGTTCTCCCGGCGATTATCCGATGGCTTTTGGTGTTGGTGCTACGGACATTAACGACCAAATTGCGGACTTTTCAAGCCGAGGTCCGGTCTTCTGGGAAGGCTTCGGCGACATAATCAAGCCTGATGTCTCGGCGCCCGGTGTTGACATTTACTCGTCAGTTCCCGGTGGCGGATATGAAAGTTGGATGGGCACATCGATGGCATGTCCGCATGTTGCTGGAACTGTCGCTTTGATGCTTTCCCTTGCCATCAAGAACAGGCGCATCGACGAGATTGATGTTGACTTCCTCAAGCGGGCATTAGAGGAGACGGCTGTTGATCTGGGTCGTCCCGGCAAGGACAACGATTACGGGAGCGGTCGCATAGACGCTTTTGAGGCGCTGCGGAAAATCCCGCCACCTCGCCCCATCGGCTTCCCCAACCTCGCCAATTCAACCCTTGAAGTTTCCACACCTGAAGCAACTGTTGGTGACACAGTGACCTTCACGGTTCGCGTTGTTAACTCAGGAAACGCTGACGCCACCAATGTGGTCGTGATTGTTCCAAGCATCCCGACAATCTTGTCGCCTATAACGCCTCAAGACGGTGGAGTTTTTGATCGCATCAACAGACAAGTTCGCTGGTCATTGGCGAGAGTCGCCGTCGGTCAAACCGTCACTCTTAGGTTTAGCGCCGGGGCTGCATTGGAAGGAGAGGCAAGGCTTGAAGCGCAAATCAGTGCGGAAAACGCTTTTACGGTTTTCACCAACCCAGCAACCGTCCGAATAGTTTCGCCCACTGACCCGCATGAGCCTAATAACATTCCAACCGCTGCCTTCACTTTGGTCAGCACGGACATAACGACTGAACGGGCATACTTGGCTGCTAATGACCAAGATTGGTTCAAAGCCAACTTACCTGCAGGCAAAGTTTTCTGGGTTGAAGTTAGGGCGTGGCAGACAGGTTCGCCTTTGGATGCTCAGTTGCAGGTAACGGATGCTAACGGTCAGCCGCTTTCTGCCAACCAAGTGCTTTTTGTCGCTTCCAACTACATCGGTCGTGACCCTGTAGCCGTTGTCAAGGGCAACGGTTCGGAAGTTTACTTTGGCATCACAGCAGAAACAGGAGCGCCATCATCCCGACAGCGGGGCTCCTATGTCCTGAGACTTCGCGAAATCACCACCTCTGCTTCGTTCCAGAACTTCGCCGTTGGGTCTTTGGCGGAAAGCGATGCGTTGAGAGCGGGTGAAGTGGGCATCGTTTTGGGCTCACTCAAAAATGAGGGCGCTTCTCTCCAGCAAGTCTTGCCCTTCCGATTTTCCGAGGGGCTTCGGCTCGTCCAGCCGTCACAGGCTCGTTTCTTCCTCCCGCCGGGTCCAAGACCTGCTGAACCTGGGGTTGAGCCGGGCATAGCGGATTGGCTGCTGCTCATTGCCGACCCTAACGAAGCGGCTTTAAGTGAAGTTCAAAGATTGCCTGCCATTCCTCTCAACATCGGTCGTATCTGGGTGCAAGAGCGAGATGGTGTCCTCTTTGTGCGAGTTGAATTTGTTGGTCGGAGGCTAACCAATCTTGCCGAAATCAACTTGCTCATTGAGTTTGACTCGGACGGGGACGGTGTAGCAAATGCAGTGGCGAGAATTAATGCCTCCGAACAAGCGCTCTTCGTCGGTGCAGCAAGACGGACTTTTGCTTTCTTCAACTTGAGCGAGCGGACAGTTGAGTTTGGAGTTCGCCTCTCTGATTTGAATTTGAACAGTCCTGAGTGGCGAATTCAAGCACGGGCTCAGATGATAGACAACACGACGGGCACCGTTGACTTTGCACCAGACTTTGGATGGGCGCTGATGACTCACGGCGGAGACGGCTTCGGTTTTGGTGTCTCACCGGCAGCAGGGACGATAATTGGCGGCTCAACTTTGACCGTTTCCCTCATAGCCGATGCCAAGACCGCACAATTGGGCAACTACACTGTCTCGGCAACAATACCGTCACAAGAGAGCGCGCTGCCTTCCGATTTGAGTTATCAACTCCCGGTCACTGTTGTGGCAGGACCTCCCGCACGAATTTTACTTGATTTGGATGCGACCGAGGTCCCAGCCACGACTGAGCAAGTGAAAGCAACAGTAAAAGTCGTTGACGCTGCAGACAATGCCATTGAGGGCGTTCGGGTGAGATTGAGCGTTGAGCCTGTCACGATTGGGACAGTCGCAGGCACTTCCGTGATTGAAGGCATAACTGACGAAAATGGTCAATTCAAGGCAACAATAACGCTGACAGGACGGGCGGGTAATTTGACGGTCAAGGCGGAAGCACCCGAAGCGAACCTCGTTGCAACCCGAACCTTGACAGTTCGTTTGGGTGTCCCTACTGTTCTGGCAGTTACCACGACACCGCCAACGGATGAACAAGGGACTGTGAAAGTCACTGTTGATGGCAACATTGTCCTGAGGGCAAGTTTGATGGACGCTAAGAATAATCCCTTCGCCCATCCTGAATCGCCCGTCCAGTTCCAAGTGGCGATAATTCCCGTTGAAGGACAGCCTGAAAGTCGGCTCGTTGTGGATGGGGGCACATCGGATGAGGACAGAAGCGTTAATGGCTCAATCCAAGTCTCCATCTCGGTCGGAAGGAAATCGGGACAGGCTCTGATAAGCGTTTCCGTGCCCGAATTTCCTAATATTCAACCGGTTCAGGTCAATGTCGCTGTCCAGCCGAGCGTTCCTACACGCCTGCTGCTTTTGGAGCAAGTTGACGAGTGGCAAGCATCCATAACCTCGCCGATGGTGAAGTTCAAAGGCGAGGAAGTGAGTTTGAAGGTGAAAGTCGTGGACATTTACGGAAACCCAATCGCAGGGCAGGATGTCAGCCTGACAATTCAACAAGGTCTGACAGTGAAGACAACAACGAGGAAAACTGACGAGAACGGAGAGGTTACCTTGACGGAGCGATTTGAAAGTCCGGGCACCCGCAACCTGTGGGTTAGTTCCGGCGGACTTAGGCTACCTGCAGACTGGCGGCAAACTTACCGCATAATCGTGTTGCCAGAACCAATCACCGTATCCTCCGAAAGGGTTCGCGGTTTGAGCATTCCTTTCCTGCCGCCGCTGACACCGCAGGGGCAGAATCCGCCGTCTCTGAGCGAACTTTTGGGTGTTGACCCACAAGTGCTTGAGAGGCGCATCGTCCGCTACAACCCTGTTTTCGCTCGGTTTGAGTTCGTTGACCCAACGAAGCCTCTGTCTGAGGTTGGCACCGGATTCTTTGTCAAGCCACGACAAACTGTCACTTTCCGTCCCAGCAGCGGTCGGCTGCCGCCAACTGACACCGTTGAAGTTGCCTTGCAAGTTGGCTGGAACTTGATTGGCTTCCCCATCCCAGTTGAGGTCCCTTGGCGACTTAGCACCATCCAAATTCGCTCTGGGACTACAGTCAAGCCATTGGCTCAAGCGACTGACATTGTGACACCGTTCATGTGGCGGTGGGACGAAACTGCCAACGCTTACAAGTTCGTTTACGACAAGAGTTTGGCTCAAGGTGACTTTGAGGGCGAAATCAAGCCTTGGGAAGCCTACTTCATCTACGCGTTCCAGCCGTGCACACTGGTTGTGCCCGTCCCGTTAGGCGCTCGCAAAGAGACTTTGCCTTCAAAGTCTCCCAACTGGCAACTCTTCAGCCTGAAGGTGACCCGAAAGGATGGAACTGACACGCTGCTGCTCGGTCTAAGCCTTAACGGTCAAGCCATTGACGCTGCCTTGCCACCGAATCCCGCTGCTCCGACGAGGACCGCTTTGATTGGTGCTGACGGAGCAAAAACCGGTGTGTCTGTCAAGCCGATGAGGCAAAAGGTTGTGTGGACGCTGTTGCTGGTTGGCGGAGAGGAAGACGAAGAGGTTGAGATTGGCGGATGGAACTTGTCATCGTTGGGACGGGATTGGTCGCTGACCCTCGTTGACCCTGTGGCTAATCTGACTCGCTCGCTGAGGGCGGGAACTTACAAGTTGAGGCTTTCGGCAGGAGAGGAGCGTCAGGTTCAAATCGTTGCCGAAAAAGGGACGACACAACCGCTTAGAATCCAAAACCTGCGAGCAACCTCGATGCGAGGGCGTGGGATAGCGGTTGAGTTCAGTTTGACGAATGCTGCTCAAACGGAAATCGTCGTCCAAACGCTGACTGGAAGGGTTGTTCGGGTTTTGGACAATTCCTTCAGGCAAGCCGGCAACCACCGAATTCTTTGGGACGGGACAATCTCAGGTGGGCAACCTGTGCCCACAGGTGTTTACTTGGTGAAGGTCATCGCTCGCGATGAAAAGGGTCGTGTCGCTCAAAGCGTTGTCAGCACAAGACTGAGGTGAAGGGAGATGTTCATGATGTGGCGGAGAATTTTGCTGGCATTGATTTTGCCTCTTGCCCTGTTCGGTTGCGGCGGTGGCGGCGGAGGTGATAGGACGCCTCCAACTGCGACAGGAAGTTTCTCGCGAACTGAATTGCCTTTCGGAGGTGGGACAGTTCAGGTCACCGTGACCATAAGCGACCCATCGGGGGTTGCTTTTGCCCGAATTGATGTTTCCCCTCGCCCACCAAACTTCAACCCAACCGAACTTGCCCCACAAAACCAACAGACCGTCACCGCCAACATAACGATTTCGCTCCCCGCCAACGGAAGCGTGTCTGACATGGTCTACCAAGTGAGGGTGACGGCGAGAGATGCTGTCGGCAACGAAGGAACGGTGGTCGTTGGCGAGGTAAGAGTCCGCTCGCCCCTTGCAGGCATACCAAATCTCCCCGACCCCTCTGGTGCTTTTTAGAGGGCTTCGGTGAGGAACTTGCGCTTTGGCTTTTTGTGCGTTATCCTTTTTGAGCGCCCAAAGAAGGTGGCCCCGTCGTCTAGCCCGGTTCAGGACGCCGGCCTCTCAAGCCGGAGGTCGCGGGTTCAAATCCCGCCGGGGCCACCATTTGCAAGTCATCCTTCTTCAACCACTGCAGTCAAATCCTCAATGTAGTTGCAATTGATGCAAGCAGCCCGCCCAGTTTTCCTAACCTTCCGCCCCGCAAAATGTAGTTGCATGTGAAAGGGGGCGGTTAGCGCTGAAGGAATTGTCGTGGGAAGTTGCGGTAGACGCTTTCCTGTGGGCTAAGCGGGTTAAGGGTTTAAGCGCTAAGACCTTGCAGCATTACGAAATCGTGTTGAAGCAATTCTATCAAGCGCACGAATGTCATTCCCCGCTGAATTGCGCTCCGTCGCATGTTACTGCTTATGTTGCATGGCTTCAAAATCGTGGCGTTAGGAGCACAACTATTGCGCCCCGCCTGTTAGTGCTAAAGTCTTTCTTCAACTGGCTGCGTCAGGAAGGGTTAAGGCAAGACAATCCTGTCGCTTCCGTGCAAGTTAAGCCCGCCCAACCTTTGCCCAAAACGGTCACGGAAACCCACTTCCTACAGGCTATCAGCACGCTTAACCCCAACAAGTTTGAAGACCTACGCTGGCTGGCTCTGTTTGTCGTCGCATATGACACAGGCGCACGACTATCTGAATTGCTAAACCTTAAGGTGGGCGACTTAGATTTGGTTAACCGCATGGCGAAAATTTGGGGCAAAGGCGGAAAGGAGCGGGTCGTCTTCTTCGGGCAAAAGACAGCGCAAATATTGCGTCGCTACCTAACCGCACGAATGATAAGGGAAAACCGCACGCTAAGCCCCGACGACTTAGTTTTTGTAACCTTAAACAACAACCCTATCCCCAAACCTACCGTTTGCAAGGTTTGGCACAGAGCCCAAAAGAAAGCGGGCTTAACGCCATTGCCGTTTCACGGTCTAAGGCACGGTTTCGCCCGAAGGTGGTTGCTCAATAAAGGCGACGCATTCAGCCTACAACTAATTTTAGGTCATTCGTCGCCCGAAACGACACGTCGCTATGTAACCCTGTGGGGCTCTGACTTGAAGGAAATCCACGCCCGTGTTAGCCCCGTCGATAGCCTACCATTAAGGTTACCAAAGTAAGCCCAAACTAACCCGCAGAATAGCACGCCCGACCCCCACTGGCTGGCGTTTGTAACACTAATCGTAGCACTAATCGTAACACTATCGTAGCACTAACTGTAACAAGTGTAGGTTGGAGGTGACTGCTATGGAGTTTAGGCTGGTGACTTGCCCGATATGTTTCACGAAGTTTGTCACAGGGTCGCAGCGCCGAGTGTTTTGTAGTCAGAAATGCTATAGAAAGTATTACTCTCGGCGGGCTTGGGAGCGACACATAGCCGACCCCGCTGTGAAGGAGCGTGAATTGTTAAGATTGAAAGCGTGGAAGGAAGCCCATAAGAAGCCAAAACAGGAAAAGTATGGTTGGCTGGAAATCACTATAATCTAAGCGAGGTGAGCGTTATGGAGTGGCTTTTACTTGTCATGCTTGGCTTGCTGTTTGGGCGGGCGTTAATGTCGCTAAGTAAGCCCGGGCGACGGGCGGTTAGGAAGGGTTATCACGCTTTACGGCTAAGCGAAAGTCGTCTCGGTTGTATCACTTTCTACGGTTGTTGGATTGAGCGACGAAGGTCATTGAGGCGGTTAAGCCAGCCACGAAGGAATTTCCGCTGTGTCGGATTGGCTCTAACTATGGCGTAGTATCTTTCCTCTCGGCGGTCGCAAAGTTTTAAGGCTAACCGCTTGGCGTCTAAGTTTTTGGCTGCCTTTAAAGTTTGCTCCCCGAGCACTCCGTCGACCGCTACCCACTTTTGCTGCGGAAGTAAGTCGTTAATCGCCCGCTGAAGCAGCCTAATAGCTGTGACCGTGCCCATATTCACGCCAGTGTCAAATAAGGCTAAGGCGAGCGGATAGGCGAATTCGTCGGCTTTAACTGGAAGCCAGTAGTAGTGCCAGTAGATTTCCCGCATTTCAGCGTCGGTTAGTTTGGCTACAGATTGAAGTAGAAGACCTTTCGCAGTGCGGTAGCGGTCATAAGTTGCCTGCGTGACGCCCCATTTCGTTAGCCCGCCCCTATCCGCTGGGTCGTTGCTGAGACCGCCTTCCCACTTTAGCACAAACCGAAGGCAACGAAGGAATTTGTCGGTCATAGCACACCCACCAAGCCCACTTGGCAAAATCGAATTTATTCAAATAAATTCAATCTCCGAGCCTAACATTCTGTTACCGTTTTTATCGCTGAGACCGACCCCGCCACCTGAGACCGCCCGCAAAATCTGAGAATGTTGGTCGGAAATACCGATTTACTGAATTTTTGGGAAACTCACTCTAAAGTGAAGCATTCGGTCATGACCGAATGCCTTACTTTAAGGGTAATTTCCCCGAAATTTGGTAAATCGCTATCAACCACCTTCACTAAGTCGTGACAAGCCTTCTAAAATCAAAATTTTGCCGTCAAAATCCGCCAAAAATAAGGGTGTTTTGGAGACCCTTCGCAAGGTGAGATATACAACCCTAACCGATTTACAGCAAGGAGTATGGAATATAGTGACCGATTAATTTTTGGCAAGATTTTCTGGAAATTTACGAGGTGGTTGGTGTAGGGTTACGGGGGCACAGTTTATCTTTTCAAGTGGAAGTGGGGTGCTCAAAACAGGGCGAAACTGGTAGCAAAATGGCTCAAAATCACTATTTACAATGGGCTTCAATGAGGGCAAAATTTTAGTGCCTCGTTTACGGGGCTTGAAGCGTCATGCATAGGTGACACCCCTGAAGTGGCGGGCGCACAGTCGCCCGCTGCTTTTGCTTTAGGCTTCTTGCTGTTTCGAAAGTAGAAAGTTTCCCGCCCGCTTTATGCAAGGCTATTTTGAGCGTCACCAAAAAAGGCATGTTGGTGCAAAACCGCCAAAACTGGTAGCAAAAACGCCAAAATTTGTAGGTCTTCACTCCTTTACATTGGCGATTGGTTGTGCTATGTTTTAAACAGCAAGGCTAATGGAGTTGTAGTTTGCGAAAAAGCCCGCTATTTTGGCGGAATGGAAGCTAGCACGGAGGTGAAGAAACCAAACAAGGTAGGCACTCAGTGAGGCGATTTTTGCTTATGCAAGACCGAGTAGAGAAAGGGGTGTCACTTATGCATGTTGCGGAAACTTGGCGTGAGTATCACCAACAAGGCTTTAATATCGTGCCTGTCGGTCATTACCTAATCCCACAAATAATGTTAGACGCTTCAACATTCCCCGACGCTCGGAGACGGCTGGCAAGTATTCTTAACTGCCCCGAAAGTGAAGTCGTTTCGGCGTTACGCTCCTTTCTTAAAACCCCGACTTTCTCCGAAAAACTTCGTAACTTTTTAGCCAATTTGCAAGGTTACAGACAAGTCGCAGGTAAAAGCAGCAAAATTCCCTCGTTGGCATCGGTCGCAAACATTCGCACTGCTAACTCAAAGAATTCCTACCAAGTATTCTACGAGCAACGGATTAATGACGAAATCGTCGAGCGAATGATTGAAACTTACGCTCCAATTGCTTCGGGGATTGCTATATTACTCGGTCAAGTCTCTAACTTAATGGCGTTAGACTTTGACAACACAGAAACTTTAATTCGCTTCCTCCAAGATATAGGCTTCCACGCCAGCGAGGAAAACATTGAAGAAATTCTGCAAATCGCCTTTCCCGATAATGTAATCGTGCGCACCTTCCGTGGCTACCACATTTGGTGTGCTTATGACGCCGAAATCGTTAAAATCTTAGGTGGCAAATCTTACTTAGAAAACGTTGGCGGTTACGAAGGCTTTGAAATTAGATGCCATCATTCCTACGTTGTCGCCCCACCTTCGGTTTCTGGCGTCGCTAATGGCGTTATTAGGCGATATGAGTTTATCCGCCCATTTGATGCTTCAACCCGCAACGCCCAACTCCCCGCTTGGTTTTACTTTTGGCTCAAAGACACATCCAGGGCACAAACCCAAACTCAAACCCAAGTCGTGTTTTCTACCGCCCCAACACCTTCCAGCATTAAAGAAATCGTCGTCAAGTCTCTCACACCTTATTGGCGGAAAGGTCATAGGCAAAATTTGTGTTATACACTTTCTGGGGTTATGCGTCGTGCTGCCTTAACCCTTCCAGAAGCCCGTGAAATCATCCAGACTATTTGTGAGTTAGCAAGCGATGAAGAAATTTCTCATAGGTTATACACAGTAGAATATGAGTTTAAGTTACCTCTTACGGGAAATCAGCGTTGCGCTGGAATATCAACCTTCCGACAGGAAGCCCTTGCGGCGGGCGTGCCAGAAGAAATTATTCAAACTATAATCCGAGCCTTGTTTGGCGTTAGAATGTCGGCTGACTTTACAGAATACTTGCAAGATTACGACGCTTTAGGCAAAAAGGTCGCTGCGTTGCTCCAACCTAACTTCTGTTACAACATACGCTACCTGTCTTGGTTTAGGTTTGACTATGAGAGATTGGAGTGGATTGAAACCAACGAAAGCGACATTTTAGTTTTCGTAAACGAAGCGGTTAGACAGGTGCACGACGAATTCAAGGAAATCATAAAAATGCACAACAATGGCACAATTCCAAAAAACTACATGGCAAGCCTTAACCGCCTACTCAATCAAACCTTCATTAAACAGACACTAATGACTGTTATCCGCAGCGAATTAAAAGTCACGCACGATTTCCCCTACATTCCGAAAGATTACATTCCCACCGAGTTTCAAGACTATAAACTACTTCGCATAACCTTCCACAAAAATGGCTGTCTACTTTGGTTTGATACAGGCGAAACATACTTCATTCCCAACACAGATTTCTTCATTACGCAGCGTGAATTTTATGCTACTAAGACACTTCCTTCCGTTGTTGACGAAAATGCAAGCATGTCGCCATTTGTTGATTATCTCGCGCAAGTCATGGGCGGAAGAGAAAACGCAGAATATTTCTTGAAAGTAGTCAGCACAGTGTTGGCAACCCAACGAAATATCTACCGTAAGGCGATTATTTTTGTCGGTGGCGGGCAAAATGGTAAAAATAGTGTAGTTGACATAATTAAAGCTGCGTTAGGTGACCTCGTGCAGCAAACTAATACTGCAGCAATCATAAAAACGGGAGAAACACTAAACCTTGCTTCTCTTTACAAACTGAGGGGTTGTGCGATTGCCTACATTGACGAGACTCCCGACAAAAACTGGAATTTAGACATCTTCAAAGCGGTTACGGGTGCATGGTCTATCGTCGCAAAACGCTACTACAGAGACCCCGAAGATATGCCCATAAGCTTCATTCTTCTCATTTTAACTAATCACTTGCCAAAAAAGTTTGACCAACAGAGCCAAGCCCTGGAAGACCGATTCGTGGTCATTAAGTTTCCCTATCGCTTCGCCGACATTCCCTACGAGACCGAGTGGGTTAAAAAACGCAATCCCGCCGTTGTTGAAGCTCTAATGGCAAACACGCAAGCCGTAATCCAAGCCTTCCGTCATTATTACAAAATAGCCGCACAGGAAAACTTCATTCACGAATTGCCGCCTGCTGTGCGTGAGGAAACTGACGAAATTCGCTTACGGGCTAACTCAGTCGGCGCTTTCCTGCAAACTTGCGTCGTTGACAACCCTTCGTCTTCCATCTTAGTAAAGGAAATGTATGAAGCTTATAAAACTTGGTGTAGGAAAAACGAAGTTAAGCCCGTAAGAGAGTTAGATTTTAGGGAATACTTAAAGCACACAAACTACCGGTTGGAGCGCACGGGGCACGGCTATGTCTGTTACAATGTCAGTCTTAATATTGAGCCCAAAAACAGTAATGAGCCCACGCCTTCACCTTCATTACTCGAAAGTAACAGCGACGACGACGGTAGCGATAGTCAAGACGACAAGCGAGACTACTTAGAAGACTTTCCATTTTGAGTGGGGAGGTGACTGTATTGAATTTATTTGAATAAATTCAATCTCGGGCGGTCAAGTGAAACTGGAGTGATAGGTAATGCGAATTGTAACTGAAAAAGAAGGCGACTACTTCGTTGTTGAAGTTTATGACGAAGACGGGCAACTGCTAATGCGTGTCGGGTTTGACCACGAGCCGAGCCAAGACGAAGTTGAAACCTTAACTCGCAACGCCACCCGAGGAGGTGACCGATAGTGGCGATCTTAACCTCAGTTAGAAGCGGAAACTGGAGCGACCCGACTGTTTGGAATTTAAACCGATTGCCCGCAGCGGGCGACCAAGTTGTGATTTCGTCGGGGCATACAGTCACTTACGACATAGTTGAAGGTAGCAGCAACGAAGTAGAATTGGGCACGGCGGGCAACTCATTAGACATTGACATTTACGGCACGCTTCAATTTGACACTTCCGCCACGCAACCCTTAAGGCTTAGATTTAGGGGCTATATCCGAATTCGTGGCACTGGGAAACTTTTTGTGGGCACTCCGAGCGACCCTATGCCCGTTAAAGTTACCATAATGAAGACTACGGCGGGCTATCACATGTTTCTTCACGATAACGGGGCACAAGTTAGCTTTGTTGGGTCGCCAAATGTGCCTTATGATAGTCAGGCGGGCTACTATCGGTTTGTCACGACCCTTGCTTCGCCAGCAAGTAGCGGGGCGACGCAAATCACTGTCAGCGAAAACTTAAATTGGGAAGTTGGGGATTGGGTAATGTTGCCCCGCCTACCTTCGGCTGAGGCGCAAACTTCAGTCATGATCATCAATCCTTTTCTTGCCCAAGTGACCGCAGTTAGCGGAAATACTTTAACTTTGAGCGCTTCTTTACCTCACGCTTACCCAGCGGGCGCATGGGTCGCCAAAGTTAACAGACCGATTACACTTCATTATGTCAACAACTCAACAAGTTATTATGTGTTTACAAATGCGGGGTCGTCGGATTACCTGACTGTGTCAGGGTTTAGGTGGGTCTGGTTGTATGCTCCGAGCACGGCGGCTGGATACTTTTTACTGCGTGCTAACATTCACGATGACAACATTTCCTACACAACATTACTTCCACAACACATTAGCACCAACGCTTTCTATTTTCTAGTAGGAGTGACTTATCCGACTGTTTATTATCATTGTGGCACTTATTTGCAAGCAAGCAACAACCATATGCGACATGTCGGTGGCGTGCTGTGCACTTCAATGGGTATTTTCGGCTCGTCGGGCAACATAGCAATAGAAAACGCACATATCTGGGATTGGTATCTTTTTGGCAACTTGTCAAACAAAGTTAACATTAAAAACTGCACAATCTTCAACTTTTGCCCCCGACAAGGTGTTTATCACATTGTTGAAGGCAGCACAATTTATGGGTTGCATGTGTTTCAAAACCTCGCTACACCCCCTCTTAACCGCAACATTTTCCGAAATTGCAAGTTTTACAATTACTCGGCATTGGGCTATAGCGCTACGCTTAGAAACCGCTTCGACTGGATAGAAAGAGGCGGTTTAATTTTGACCGATTATTTAGATTGTGAGTTATATGGCACTTGGGTTGAGCCCTACAACTTTAGCGACGCTTTCGGTTATGACACGCCTAAGGTGCGTTTTGTCAACAAGAAGGTGGGCGACACGGTAATTAAAGAGCAAGAATTTCAGGCGGGCGGGATAATTCAATCTGAAGAAACAGAAGTGCCGCCGCTTTCTCTTTTGCCCAACCCTGCGACTTATAAACTCATGCCCAAAAACCCTAACTTGGCTGTTGTTAAAGACTTTTATATTGCGCCCCGTCAAAAGCTGCTTGTTGCGGTTAAACGCACAGCCAACTTGACTTCCGCAGCAGTTAGCTTAATCCTAATCTCTGAGCGATTCGTCACTAACCCAGAAATCACGACTGGCGAGATGATAGACCTTTCCTCAATTCTTGCAGATAGTTGGCATTTGCTCATTTTTGAAAACGATAGCAACGAAATCAAAATTTTGCGTGTTTGGGCAAAAAGCACTTCGGGGGCGCTGTATGTTAGTTTGCAAAATCAAGTGTTGCTATTCAACGAGTTTTACTTGATTGCGTATTAAAATCTTTAACAGGAGAGCGGCAATGAGAAAGAAGAAGACCTTTACAAGCCGAAAATTCGGTGCTATAATTTGGTGCGGGAGTTGCAAGAAAGAGATTTGGCTTTCAAGTAAGCACATCATAGATAAGGGTCTCATTTGCAAAAAGTGTGGCTCGAGAGAGATAATGTTGAAACTTAAGTAAAGGTAGTGTTGTTATGGTAAGCGTTTGTCGGAGCGAATGCGATTGCGAGAAGCGAAAGGTTACAAATCGCTGCATGATTTACAAATCGACCAAAAACGGCGATTGGAGCGAGAAAATGTTACTGACGCAACCTTTCGATTCTTATTTGTTGGCACGGATTTGAGTGATTTGAAGATTGTCGACATAGACCAAGTTGTTGCATGCCCGCACTGTCGCCACATAGTCATTCTTTTTGAAACTACCTGTGAAGTATGCACAACAAAGAATTGCTGGATTACTTCAACTTTAGCAGCTTACTTAGACAAGTTTGTTGCTCCGACTGCTGCTTTTGTTGTGCAAATTCATAAATCTGGAGACTACAACAAAAACTATATCCCTAAACGCTTGACAGTCTACCCAATTTATATCCCTCAAAAGTTTCGTCGCCCTGACATCCCGCTCGCAAGACATTTTAACTACGAGCAATTTCAGCATTACATAAGCAAAATCTTCAAAAAACTACACCCGCCCGAAGTTTGTGCTGAAATTAAAGCAAAAAACGAGTTTCTAACTTGCGACATAACTTACAAGGTAACCTTATCGAGCAAATGGGAGGGCAACGAAAATGAAATCTAAAGTGCGGCGTTGTGCTAAAACTGACGAAGTTAGACTTCAAGTTAATAGCGTCTGCGAAGCCTATTTTCGTGGCGAATTAGATTTTGACACTGCTTATGCTAAGATTGAGCAATTAATGCGCCCAATTAATCGTGCTCTCATAGATTACTATGAGCGCAAAGTTAATCAGCAATTCACTAATATCGTGCGTGAAGACTTAGAAATTGCATGCCTAGAAGGCATCGTCTTTGCCCTACGCAATTTAAAACAAAGCAACAATTATTTCTCATTTATCCGCAAACATGTTAAGGGTAGCATTCTAACGCTAATTCGCAACTTAGCATTCGCTAATGTCGCAAATCAATGTCGGCTGGAAAAAATTCCATTAAGTCTGTTAGGCGACGAAGATAGCGACATTGAGCCCGCAAGCAACGACGACGACGCAGACGCTAAAAATTTAGCTATCTTCGGCACAGAAGACTTCCCTATCAATCAAGTTGAGTTGCGTGACTTTATCGCCAAGTTGCCCGACGCCGAGCGCGAAATAGCAATCAAAATCATGGAAGGCTACGAAGTTGACGAATTGCGCTTCATGATTGACGACTTTGACGCCCATTTTAAGCGCTTAAAAATGAAACTTACTGAATTTCTCTCACTGTAGCAAGATGGAGTAAGTGATAGTCAATTCTTGTGTGCTCGTTTTGTTAATTGCGTTTGAAAACACATAGCGAGCCCACTCGCCCGTGCCATCAGAATTTTCCGCAATCGCTACGCTGTAAATCGTTGTGTTTGCTTCAGACGTTGCCCAAGTCGCTTCCCAACGCATGTATTCCGCCCCGCCTTCGGTTACGATAGACTTCGTAGCGGTTTTTACGGGCGTAATCAAGCTCGGCACAGAAGTTTCGCCATCGCTTGGTGTGCTGCTTGACCCCGACAAACAAAGATAGTTTCCGTTATACTGCGTGCTGTGCTGGATAATATTTCTGCGCATATAAGCCTTACCTTGTGCAACTATAGTGTTGTAGCCCTGCTCTCTATGGATGATTTCGCCTGTCGCAGCGTCTTTGAGCGTCACTTCAACAATCCCGACGATTTTTACGAAGTCTTTCGTCTCAGTCATGTGCAATCACCCCAACACACTTGCGTTAACTTTGAAGCACTTGAAACTCTCCTACTGTTATAAACCCAAGCGAGTTGCTGTCAACATATAATTTTAATTCGTCAAAGTAATTATCAGCACCGATAGGTATGGTAACTGTAAACCAACCTGTAGTGTTTGGCGTTAATGTAGTAGACGAAATTGGGTTGCCGAAGTTGTAAGATTGAATATAAAGTGTCTTCCCGCTCGTGTAGCCCGAAACATAAATACTAATACTGCGTGGCAAACTAATTTGCGAGTTAAAGTAAAGGAAAGCAAACCTCGGGTTGTTTGGTGCGGGCGGTGTGTAGAAAAGTGAATAACTCGTTGAAGTATTGTTATCCCACCAAACCGACAAGTTGGCGCTAAGTAGCTGCAAGTTGTGGTTATAAACGGAGTAAGAATTTGGAATGTAGTAACCCGAAGCCGTAGTCAACTGGTAGGCAACGCTTTCGCTTAAACTCAATGTATCGCTCGGAGCGAAATCCTTCCGCAAAGCTTTAAGTATTTCACTTAGCGTCAAACTATCGCTTGCTGCGCTAGTTATGCGCCCTATGCTGCTTAAGACATAGTTAACTACTTCACTGAGCGACAGATTATCCGTAGCGTTTCGGCGCACATATTCGTGTATTAGATAATCAACTAAATCGCTTACACTGATTGTATCGCCTACGCTTTGTTGGAGTTTAGAAAGATAGTAGTAAGCGCTATCGGAGACACTTAAAGTTTCAAGCACAGCCATGCGGATTTTGACGAAAATGTTATCAGTTAGGCGGGCAATATCTACTGCTTTTTGCCCACGCTGAATTTGCGTTGGCGGGCTGTAAGGCGGGTTAGTAATGTTTTCACTCTGCCTGCTTCGGCGCAGCAACCTAATCAAGTCATCCCAGCCCATTGCATTTCACCATTCGCACTTGATTTATGCGTATTTCACAACTTTGAGCGTAGTAAAGATTTCACCTGCTGCGTCAGCACGCCAATTAACATCTTCGACCCACTCGATTTGATTGTTGATGTTTCGCACAGGCGTGCCCACCTGATAAAACCAAAAACCTGCGAAATGATATTCCCGTCGATAATCTATCGGGTAGGTTGTCGACACATAAACGCCTCGAGATGTTGTTAAGCTTGATTTGAAGACCCCCGTGGGTGAAACCCTAACCGTGTTGGTGCTTTCATTTTTGCTTGTCGTAATTTGAATTGCAATAGCATTAGGTAGCGAAGCGGGGCTAAGGTTAGAAGCAGGCACGATAGAAATGTTTCCGTTACTGTCTACGAGCAAAGTCGGTCTTGGGCTTAAGTGCTGCATTAGATAATCTAAAGCTTCGTGTAGCGTGTTGAAAGTGCGTTGCTCTTTATCAAAGAGCCATTTCCCCTGGTAAGTGGGGTCAAGCATAATGTTTTTAGGATAATGTGCCAAGGATTTTATAACTGTCACAAACAAATCCGTCGTAAGCAGATGCGGGCGGAAAGATTGACGCACAATGCTACCTGGCATATAGATTGGGTGTGTCGCTTTGACTTCGTAGACCGTTTCGTTGCCCCGCACTCTTTGGTCAACACTGATAACCTTGTAAAGCCATTGAAAATCGTTTCCGTCAACACTAACCTGCACAACAACAATATCCCCCAATTCTACTGGGCTATAACTCGTAAACGAGCAATCCCGCCAACCCCACTGCAATTGTGTTACGCCTTGTAAATCAGTTAAGTTACCCGAAGTGACATAAGTTGGCTGGGTTAGAGATATTGCTTTACGGAAAATGAAGGGCGCTTTCGTTGACTTAGTGGGATAGGGCGGCACTTGCAGCCATTGAAGACCATTCCAGCCGTCGGTTAGGATGTAACCTGTAAAACCTAAATTGAGTTGTTGCGTAAAGAGGTAGCGAAATACTTGAAACGCCGCCCGCCCAGTTAACGAAACTTTGAATTCAGGTGACACAGGCATGAAGTAGTTAGTGAAGAAGTATTGCTTGACTTCTTTGCCTTGCTGCAACTTTAAGACTAAGATTGGGTTAGAGCGTGGGTCGGGCGTAATCGGGAATATCGTAGCGGTTATGTCGTAAAAATCGCCGCCTGCAGGCGCTTTGGTCGGCGTTACTTGAATGTAACTGTTTGGGAAGCCTATCGCCGGGCCTCCCGACGGGTTAAACTCGTAGAATTCTACCAAGTTAACCCACCAAGCGACTTGTGCGTAGGGCGCTTTGACAATTTTGAAGTTGCAGCACGCACTTGCTTCAACTTGCACTACTTGCCCCGCCTCAAGGTAAGCCGCTCGTTGCCCACGCAAGATTAGTGGGTAGCAAAATATGTCAGCCTTAATTTTGTCGGTAATATCTTCGAGGTAAGTTGGCAACTCAATAAAAACTTTTGTTTCAGTAAATTGAATTGCGCTACCCTCGGGCGGTGTGATTTTCTCGACGACGAAGTAACGCCCGCCTATAGGCACAACGGTCTTTTCTTGGAAATCCATAGCGTCTAAGACGCTAATCGTGCCGACAGGTGAAGTTGCGGCGGGCACGCCGAAATAACTCGCTGGCGCTTTTTTGATTGTGATTTCAACGCTCATTTCAACGACCACCTCCGATTGGCTTCTTTACTGGCGGGAATTTGTGAATGACTTTGTAGTCTTTAATGACCTGAAATTCTTCGCCCACTATGTTAACCCAAGCAGCTTCTCCGACTTGGCGGTCAAAAAACTTAGTCTCAAAATGCCAACCTTCGTGCGTCGGGCTCAAATATTGCACAATCAATTCGCTTGCTTGACTGAAATCAAACCTGACAGGCACAAAGAAGGTGTAGGTGTAGTAATTGTTTCTTGACGGCTCAATGACTGTCTCAATATCCTCAAACTCGGTCGGGATTACGCTTGATAGTGCATCAATTAAGTCGCTAACGACATAGACCCGCGAATTGTAATCGTTGATAATGCCTGCAAACCGAGTATCCCTTTCGTCAGCCATAGAATTCGTCTTTCACCTCCAACAATTTCGTGTAAGGAGTGTCTCTAACTGTTATTTGCCCGCCAGCGGCAATTAAAACTATGTGTTTTCTTTCGCCCACAATTAGGCAGAAATCTTGGCTACGGTTGACCGCCACGATAGGCAGCAAGTTGGTAATGTTGAAAATCTCATATTTGACCGTGCGACGCCACCATTTCTTGGTGGGCGTTTGAATGTTGTAAATCATTATAGTCACAAACCCGCTACAACCCACGCTACCGTTAGGTAACTCTGTAACCCAAACGCTAAAAGTCGGATGCACGACGACGCCGAAATCGTTAACTATCCCGCCTTGCCAGTTAACAACTCTCGGGTTTTGTGAAGGTAAACTTTGAGAATATTCCAAAAACATGAAACCCAACTTCTTTAATTGCTGACTGTCAAGTATCATTTCTTCTTTTCCTCACCTCCGTCTTCAATTACAGGTGGCGGTAGTGTTGAAAGAATGTCTGGGCGGGTCGGCTCGGAATTTCTCGGCACACGCAAGGGCGGGAATGGGAAATTCGTGTTGCTCCAACCTATGTTGTTGTAACGATTAACGCTAATCGGAAACAGTTTTTCAACCCTACCATTTAACACGATAAATGCCCCGCTACCACGGTTTGGAAAGTCTTGTTGATAGTAGGAAGTCTGCAATAAAATGTAATCCTTACTCTCAAACTTAACTTGGTCTTTCTGATAGTCTATGTAGGCGTTAAAGCGTTGGAAGTGAAAGTTGAAAGTTTCTAATGGCACGAAAGCCCACTGCTTGTGATAGTGTGCTATTAGAAGCAACCCATGGGTTAGCGCCGAGCCAAGCAAGACTGGCACGGGGCGCACGGAAAAGATTTCGTGAAAACCGTAGTCGTCGCAAGCGATATAGTAGGTTGGTGGCGTTTCAAGCGGTAGCAAGATAGACGCCCTAAATCCGCTCCAGAAGTAATGCTTATCCCAAACTTCATTCAATCTATCTTCGGCGTCTTGCACTGTCGTGCGAATGTCTCTAACTGTAAAGTTTCTGTTTGGGCTTTGTAGCGTGACAATTTCGGCGGGATAGTAAAACTTTAAGGGTGCAACTTGAGCGGTCAAGTTATTATGCTGATACTGCGATTTCGCTATCGCTGCGTTTGTGCCCGCCCGCTCTATATATGTCTCGGTCTCAGGTGTGGCTTTAGACAAGACAGCATAGTATTGATTATCAACACGAGATATGTAGTGGTCAAACCAACGGCTTTTAACTTCAAAGAGCGGGATAACGAATGGGTTGAAGCACCAAACGCCTCTGTCAGGCGGGTTGGATAAGTCATCGCTGTCTAAGGGCATTACTGTGTCGGTCATAGCGGCGTCGTCGCCCGCTACAAATGGGGCAAAGTAGACTTCATTGAAGCGACTAAAGGAGTAGCGCAAGTCAAACCAAAACTGCATAACCTTTCCATCATTCCAGTAGGGGTAAACGAAGGGTTGGCTTGCTATATCGTCGTCTAAGTTGACTTCGAAAGTTTTTGAGATAAACTCAACCTTTACTTTCGTTAAATCGCCGTCTCTGATTTCAAGTTGGTCGCTGTGATAAATTATTTTAAGGTAAACGAAGTAATCAATGTTGAAAGGTTGCTTTTTGCCACGCTCAAAGGCTATGGCGTAAAACATTTTGCCGAAAAGCCTGACAGGAATTAGCGGGTTGAAAAATTGGTAACTGCGGTAACCTTCGGATCGGTTTATCCAAGTAAATTGAGGTGGCTCAACCCAATCAATGATAAGTTGGCGGTTAAGTAGGTTGCTAATGTCTTTGTCGTTGACAATCAAGCGGCGTGCTCCAATTGGTGAAGGAATGTAGGCAGTGCCCGAAGGTTGACCGCCCACTAAGTTTGGCAAACATAGCCCTGCTTGGTCGCCCCAACTGTCGCTCGTAACGAGAATGTAGCCTTTCATGTCGAAATACAGCCCAACATAGGGCACTGAGTATCACCTCTAAGCGTTTCGCAATAATTCAAGTGCAAGTTGCTTTCCAAGCGCCTCGTTTACTGCGTCAGCGATAGCGTTGCGGATTTGGTCATAACCGAATGGCACATTGACATTCAAAGTTGCCACGCTCGACGCTTTGGCGGTTGCTTGGGCGATAGCTGCTAAGTGCCCAACTGCTTGCTGTAACAGCACGATAATGTTTTGAATTGAGAGCCAAATTTGCTGGGCATAGAAGTAAATGTAAGCAGTGTAACTTAAGGTCATTTCTTCACGGGAAGGTGTGTAGGCTACGGGTTGGGCTTCTTGCACGACTGGGATAGCGAAGTAACCGAAAGCGCCAAACTTGATATGATAAACGCCCGCTCGGGCTGCTAAGTTGGCTGCAAGTCGTGCGGCGCTCTCATAGGCTTCTGCCATGCGATGCCGCATTTTTTCTTCGGCTTGGGCAATCCGCTCGTAAGCTTCTTTTTGCTTTTCAACCAACTCGTTATATTTCCTTTGCATTTCCTCTGCTTGCTTCTTTTGGAATTCAAGCCATTCCTGCCTTTGTTTCTCCAATCTGTCAAGATATTCATTCCAGCGATGCTCAATATTGCGTTGAGATTGAAGTATTTGCTCACGCCATTTCTCCCAATCTTTGCGCTCTTTCTCAGTTTGTTGTTGCTCTTTAGGCAACTCAATTATCGGCGCTTCCATGCCTTTAAGCGCCCCAACCTTTCCGTAATACTTCAGTGCATATTCTTGCTCTAACTGGCGTAGGTGGGGTCGCTCCCGATAGAAGCGCTCTAATGCCTCTTTGTCTTTCTTCCGTTGCTCGGCAGTGTATTCAACATCAGTTACCGTTTCTTCAACATACTTGCGTGCTTCTTTAGCAGTCATTAACTTAGCAAGGAATTTGCTGATAGAGCCCGTAGCGTCTTCAATCTTTCTAATCAGCCCGCCGATAGCCAAAGCGATTGCGCCGATAGCCAAAATGACGGGATTTACAACACCGACGATAGCAGCAAAAGCGTTTCTAAGTGCGCCCAATCCGCCAACCAAACTTTTAATCCAGTCAAGTATCTTGATTGAAGCCAAAAACTTAAGCCCGTCGCCAAGCCATTTCAAAGCGCCCCCTATAGCGCCTAAAGTAGCAGCAAGCATTCCTAACGCTGCGAGCAACAAAAGAATGTGGCTGACGAAAGAAGAAAGTGTTGGGTGTTGCTCTCCGAAATCTTTTATAGCAGCGGTTACTTTGTTAATTGCTTCGGCTATCTTTTCAAGCGTCGGCGCAACATTAGCAAGACCTTCCGCTAATAGCGCTTTTATCGACACCCCTAATGTGGTGAAAGCGTCGCTCATATCGTCAATCTTATTTGCTACTTCGTCGCTAACTACTACACCCAACTCGCGATACTTGTTGATAAGGTTATCTATTTCCTGAGCGCCTTGCCTTAATATAGGCAAAAGAGTATAGGCTCGGCGACCAAACAATTCAAATAGGATTTGCGCCTGTTTGGCTTGGTCGGGAATTTTGGCGATTTCTTTCAGCAACGCTACGAATTGCTCCAACGGGTCGTTGGTCTGAGATTGAATAGTTTGACCGAGCACAGCCAGTGTAGCGGTCAATTCGCTAACTTTGTTGCCTTTCTCGGCAACCGCAGCGGCGGCATTCTGGAAGGCTACCTGCATGCGCATAATAAAGAGTGGAATTAACTCGGCGCGGATTTCCAAGTCTTGGAGCATGGCACGGTAGACGGAGTATTTTTCAACCGTAGTGCCAATCTGGAGTGCTTCTTCACGCAACTGATTAGCGTGGCGTGCGCCCGCGACGGTAAGTGCGGTAAGCGTGCCCGAAACGACAGCGCCTATCTTAGCAAGCGACATAAGGGCTTCCTCGTTTTGCTGAAAGAATTGAGTTAGCCGCCCAAAAACTGTTTGGGCGTGTTGGGTAAGCCCTTCAAGTTGCTGTTTGACCTCGTTGACCGTCTGTGAAACATTTTCTTGCGCTCGGATTAGGATTTCTACGGTCGCTTCTGCCATGTTGTTTCACCAAACACACTTGCGGTTAGAAGAAACCTTCGGCTTCTTTAATCAATTCTCGTAAATTAAGCAAAATTAACTCGGTCTGAGCGAAATTGAGGTCAAGGAAGTCGGCTATGGAGTTGACTATGCGATATTTGGCAAGTAGGATAAAGATTTTAGTGACGGAAGTGCCTCCCAACCCCAAACCGAAGGTTTCGGATTGAGAGGCATAATTCTTCGGATTACGCTTGCTGAAAGAAGCCTAATGCGGGGCGCTCAAGCCATTCTTCAAAAGTGATTTGCTCTTTCGTCTTTAGGGTGTGAATTCGCCAGTCAAGCCAAGCCACAGCTTCAATTCGCTTGGCGGGTGGCAATTCGTTAATGCTCTCAAGCCCCACACCATAGCGCTCACAGAATTCAATTAAATCCCGCCAGCGGAGCAACTTGAAGTCTTCGTCGCTCCATTTGCCCGCTAAGGTCATAACTTCCTCGGTCATTTTTGGTCACCTCGGCAATCTAATACTTTGAGTATGTCGTGCCAGCGCTCTCTCACTATAGGCTCGGCGACGCCTATCCCATTCTTCACCAACTTCCAAAAATCACGCTCCCTTAAGCCTACACGCTTGCAGAATTCGTCTACGCCTTCTTTCATGGCAGCAATGTAAAGTATTTCACGCTCGTAGCGTGTCAACATGTCGGCTCACCTTCACTACTACTCAATTGAAATGTTGTCGGCGCTACCTTGCAAAGTGAGCGTCATAATCCACAAATCCGAGCCGCCTGAAACAGGCACTCGGCGGGTTGCGATATTGAAGTCGTTTAAGGTTAAAGTTTTGTTGTTGGGCAAAGAAATGGTAATATCTACGGGTGTTGGGGCGTCGGCTGCGAAACTTAGTGTGAATGGCAGAAAGATTTCGCAGGTGAATTCACACTCGGCGACGCCGTAGGCGCTAAGGTTGGGCAACCGCTTTTCGTTGGCAGCCTTAGCCGAGAAATCTGCGGTAACATGTGGGTTTCGGCGCACACGAAGGGTAAACCTGCTAACCTGATAATTGTTGCCCGCAACGCTGACTACTGCGTCATGCCACAAAACTATGTTGCCACTTACGGGCTGAATTGTGGGCGCTGTGCTGATAAGGCTTGGCTTCATTGCACGCAGGGAAAGGGTCGCCCGCAACGGCTCTCCGACCCGACCTTCCAGCGAAACTTCGTCTACAAGGCAGCCCAACGCCTTAACGATATAGTCGGTTGGCGACCCAGCAACGACGCTGAGGGAAATGTCATTCTTCATTAGGCTCTCAAGGGTCTCTAAGTGGCTGTCAACGACAGCGAATTCGGCGCTAACTGTGGCTTCAACAATGGAGTGATAGAAAAAGACGCCGCCCACTGCTTCAACACGGCGCACATTCTCGTTAATGTTGATTTCGCCGCCACTGACTTTACCAATTTGCTGCCAATCGCCAGAGGGCTCTTGCCCTTTTGTGCTTTCTACTTTAAACGCAAACAGGTCTAAGGCATGAGTTTTCATTTCGCTATCACCCCTAACACTTGCTACGGCAGCATAGTGACCGCCCGCAAGTTAACACGGGCAACATGTAGGTTGGGCACAGCTTCTTCAATGAGATAATCAACGCTGACGACATATAGCCCTACAGGTTGCCCCGTTGTCAGTGTGTATGGTGGTGTGGGAGCGTTTAAAACTGCGTTGGCTACTGCCATAGTTAGGCTGTTTTTGTCTTCAACCGTGCGGGCAATAACATAGACTTCAATGTTGTCGGTTTCTCGGTAAACATATTGGTGGCTTTCGGGCACTAATTCGCTGCTAACGAGGGCAATCAAAATAAAAGGCTTGGTAATGCGGGTTAGGTCGGCGTCACGGAGTAAGCCCACGCCAATGTCAACCTTGCGACCGCCACTGACGCTATTGAAGACCAAATCCCTGACTTTCTGTGCGACTTCAAACGCTGCTAACTGCTTCATTGCGCAACACCCCGCTTAAACGCTTCGGCTAACTTAGCGAATTGATTTCGCAGCCAATCCGCAGCGGGCTTCATGAATGGCTTGCGGATAATGTCGCCGACCTTTTCCCAAGTCGCTGACTTGCCCGACCGACCTTGCTCAACCCGCTTAGCAAAGAGCCAACCAACACCACGAAGGTAGAAGCGTAATGCTTTCGCATTAACGGGCACGATTATGCGCCTGTGACCAAATTCAACATACTTGGCATAGTCAACATTAGTGTAAACCCGCCCAGTTAAGCCTGAAACTTCAAAGTTGATACTTGCCCGCAGCCTACCCGTGTCAACGGGAGCGTGTTTCTTTGCCTCTCCCGATGTGTGGGCGACCAACTTAGCGAATGTGCTGTGGATTTCGTCACGCCCCCGCTTTAATTTGCTAACAGTTTCGTTGACGCCTTTAACATCAACGCTAACCTTAAGCGCCACTACCCTCACCTCTCAAAAAGAGTTTGCTAAAGGTCGGGTAGGCTTCAATCTTGGCGATTTGATAGCGCTTGTAGTTGATTTCGAGAATGTCGTCAGTTTGGAAAGTAAAGTCGCCGAAGACGAAGTAAATGGCGTCTATCGTGCCAAATGCTGAATGCATTAGCGATTGCTTCCCCGCCGACAGCGTTACGAGATAGCCCACGACTGTGCCTGCCATAACTTCGGTCACGCTAACTGTGCCGTCAGCGTTTTCTTCAATTCGTTTGCGCCAAACGACGGCGGGCACACGAATGCTTAGCCTCGCCATGTGGAAATCACCTGCCTCGCTACTGGTGGAAGTTGATTGAAGTCTACCCGCACTTCAGATTGAATGCTGTCAACAATGTCGGCGTTAAGCAGCCAAACAGTAAGGTGAGCAAGGGCTAAGGCAATATCGTCGGGGATAGTGCTGTTAAAGCCCGCTGAGTATCCCACGACGGCTTCACCACAATAAGGATAGGCTAAGATTATGAGCCCGAAAGGTTGCACCTTTAGAATTTCAAGGGCGACGCCTTCGGGTAAAGCAGTTATGCTGCTAACCTCGTTAACTGGATGGGTAGAAGTTATGCCCCGCCCATTGCTGAAAGTGACAATTTCAGTTATATTGCGGGCTTCGAGCGGCACCCCAGTTAGGCGCTCCCAAATCCGCTCGGCAGCGCCAAGCAATGCTAACGCTCGGTCTTTCGTCTCCGAGCCCCATTGCGCTTCTATTAGGCTGAGCACTTGCGTTTGGGCTGCGGCATTCATTGCGGCTTCACCTCACGCTTAAGTTTTTCAGCCAAGTCTTCAAATTCGTCAAACCCATCGCTAACTTCTGACTTGAATGCCTGATAGACTTCCTTTGGTGCTACGCACAAATAGACATTGACTTGAATGGCGTTGGAAATGAAAAATTGGCGGGCTAAGATAATGAAGGTTTCATCAGGTAACTTGACGGCGTTGTTGACAGAGTAGAAGCAAAAGAAGGTGTGCCCCCATGTAGTAAGCAAATGCTTGACGCCCGCTGGCGGGAAAGGCTTCTTTGCTATGACGCTGTTAAGAATGTGCACTTTGGCGCTAACCGCATATAGGTTGAAGTCAAGCAGCATGGCTTGCTTGATTGAGCCCTTGAAGACTAACTCGGCGACGGATTTGAGCACTTCTTCTTTATTGCCCGTCACTTTGCTAACAAGATACTTGAAGTAGGTTTTGATGCTCATTCAGCTTCACCATGCACACTTGCTACTACTCGGAAATTCTCAGAAGGTTAGAGCAAGCTAAGGTTGTGCCCCCACAAAAAATTTACATAACGCCTTGCCAAAAACATGCTTTGTCATCCAAATTGAGTTTCCATATCACTTTTTACGAAGTAGGTAAGGTTGTAGATTTCTGAAGCGAAACCCCACCCGATTTTGACGCTATTTTGGGCGATTTTGCCCGCATTTTGGCGGATTTTGTAATATACAACCCTATGTGGTGTGTGGCAAAAATAGATAATTTGAGTTACCAACTTTTTCCCAAATCGCGAGGTCTTTGTCATGACAAAGACTTTAACCTTAAAGAGACTTTTAGTCACTGAAGTTTTGAGGGTTGGGTGTGCCCCGTAGATAAAGTCGGGCTCGGGATTGAATTTATTCAAATAAATTCGATGTGGCGGGGCAACGAAGTGAATTCGCCTATCCGCGCCGACCGAGGCGGGATAACGCAGTGGGGCGGGCAGGGTAAGGTTGGCTGGCTTAGATTTCGCAAAATAAAAAGCAGAGGCGGGGAGCGGTTAGACCCCCGCCCCTGCGCTGTCTACCTTAGTTTCAGACCAACTTCACTGCAGAGTGCTCGTCGTAGGGCACGCCAATGAAGTCAGCCCGCATTGTAGTCACCAAAATGTCGGTCTGCTTGACAATATCCCGCTGGGTTTCAACACGCAACCCACGCCTGACACCCAACAGAAATGCTCGGCGGTTGAAGACTAAGGCGTGCACGGAAGCGGGCACGAAGGCGCTGACGACGACAGGCTTCCCGTAAACCTTAGCCAATTCGCCAGTCAGGATAGTCGCCTGAGCGCCATACTTGTCAACTGTGCTAACCTCATCCCAACCGACTATTTCAGCAAACTTAGCGGGGTTAACGACGACAACGACTTCGTTAGGGTTGACGCCCAACTTGCCCATAGCAGCGCACGCTTGCTGAATGTGATTGGCAGCGAAAGTGCCAATGTCAATAGAGTGTGCGCCCTTCAAAATCCCATCCCAAACCTTAAGCAGCGGGTCGTCGCTGGAAGTGTCGCCTTTCAGGATAGCGTTTTCCAGTGCCTCAGCAAAGGCTTGCGCCAACGCTGCCTGAAACTCGGGCATAATCGCTACAATGCTATCCTCGGTAACTTCGTCGGCGACTTCAACGCCCGCAGCTAACTTCTTAGCGTCAAGCGTCAATCCTTGCGCCGAAGCGTTGCTGAGAGTGATTGAAGTCGCAGGCGCAACATAGACGACGCTAATCCCGCTGATAGACAGAGGGATTTTGTAGGTTTGGCTCGGCATGTCAACTTGGGGCAAAATTTGGGCAAGGCTCGGCTGCAACCTAATGAGTTGCAACACCCGGTTAGAGAATGTGGTGGGAATGTAGTTAACAAGGTCGCTGCCAGTGACTGCCTTAGTGATTTCAACAAATCGGCGCTCCAACCAACCCTCAGTGGGCAAGTGGCGCAACCTGCGGATTGAAGCAAAGACAGTGTAGGCGTCGGCAAGGTCTTGCCACTTAGCAGTTTGCTCGTCGGTCGCCCGCATAAGCAAGAAGTTTTCAAACTTTTCCTGTGCGGTCTTACCTTCAACCTCAATGCGGGCACGCCCGACGACACCTTTAGATAAAACTTCTTCAACATTGGCGACACGCTCTTCAAGCGCCTTAACTAAGCGCTCGGTCGCTGCAACTTTGTCTGCAATGTTAGAAACGACACTAAGCGTCTTTTCAACTTCCTGAAGCACTTCTTTCATGCGTTAAGCACCTCCTAATTCACTTGCAAAGCGCTTTTTCTAACTCTCGGCGCAATTGCTCAAGCGACTTGCGAATGTAACTTAGCGGGTTTTCCCACCCACACGCTTCAAGCCACTCCAATTCCTCAGGCGTGTAAGACCGAAACTCAGGTGGCTCTTTATCCGCCTTCTTGTAATACTTGGCAATCGCCCGATAGACTTTTTCTCTATCCGCTTCGGGAATGTCAACACCGCCTCGTGCGCCAAGCAACGCAGCCATAGCAGCCACGACGCCACGCCAAATCGCGTAAGGCTTCCCGTCTACAATATCAACATGCGGGAGTTTGTAAGCGCCGAAGTTGTCTAATGCTTCGTCGTCAGCCCAGAAAAATCGCTTTGCGTAGCGGCGCTGCTTTTCCTTGTCTTGCAAATCCTCGTTAGTTTCAACGCCAACATACTTGCGCCACCTTTTCTCGCTTTCATCCGCATCCCACTCCCGCTCAAAATCCTCATAGAGCGGAAATTCTGCGTCATTGTCAGGCACAATGCCTTTCTTCACTAACTCCATGTGGCTATCACTCTCCTTTCGAATTAATGCTTGCGGATTTGCTGGGAGTGTCACAACCGAGGTTTCAATCCACTCCCATTCCTCATATGTGTTACCTTCAACCCGTCTCGGAATGAAGCCAATGCTAAGACCTCTAACAATGCCTTCGTCAACGAGTTGCTTAATTTCTTGCGCAAACTGCGTGGAAGCGAAAACGAAGTCAACCTTAATGGCGTCGTCGGAGATTTCAATGTTGACGACTTTGCCTATCGGGCGGTTAGGGTCGTGTTGCCAAAGGAGCACAGGGTTAGCAAGGTAGTCATTAAGGTTAATGCAGCCCTTCGGGTTGACGATTTCGTTGAGCCTGTCTTTAACTGCCGTTGTTGCTACGCCCGAGTAGATTTCCCCGCTATCGGTTTCAATTTGCCTTGTGACCAAATAGAGCATGTCTTTCATGCCTACCCACCATTCACACTTGCACAAGGTGGAGGCGGCGGGAGTTGCACCCGCTTCCGACGCCAGCCACTTTGGGCTTAAGCGTCGTCAACACTGCGTCGCCCCCACCATTCGCACTTCGTCGTCGCCCAACCAAATCAACAAGCCTAGTCTACGGGCACGATTGTGCACCTGCAATTGATAACTTCTTCGGGTTGACCTTCCGGGTCGCAGGGAAACCGAAGCCTTGCGCCCGAAGGCAGCACGAAGTAGTCGTCTAAATCAACGACGACGCCTTCCATTTGTTGGTGGCTCTCTCTAACCCTTTCATCGTGGGCGGTAACCCACATTTTGCGTTTAACGCCTACAGCACGAAGGCTTTCCTCATAGCCCATGTTAAGCGCTGCAGTCGTCTCAGTGCGGGCAATTCTCTCGGCACGCCAAGTTTCAAGGTCGCCCAAAACTTCTTCAACCGCCCCGATTAGGTCGCTCCAACCGCCACCTTCAGCCAGAGCGTCGCCAAGTTTTTGCCTAAGTTGCTCCCAAGTCGTCTCGGTAATCCAGCGAATTCGGCGCTTGAAGGTCATTAGCCGAGCCTTAACTTTGGCGTTATAGATTATCGGGTCTACTTCAACTTCAAAGGCTTTAGGCGTGTCTCGGAGAATATCCTCTAAGGCGGGCAACAAAACTTTCGCCAATTCCTCTGCTTCTTCTTCAAGGTTAAAGAGAAAGTCAGTTATGTCTTTGCGGAAGTAGGCGTTAAGGTCGGATTTAAGGCGTCGGCGCAACGATTGAGCGTAATCCTTGACGGCTTCACGCACATGGCGCTCATATCTATCGTGCAACCGCAAGAATTTGAGCCACATTTCTTTGTAAGTGCGGGGAATTCGCTTGGTGACGACAATCAATTCGTCGCCCGATTTGGTTTGTTGTGGCTTTTGCTGTGCGATAGGCACGATATTGAGGTTGCCCCACCAACTATCGCCCCACGGCAGCGGGTCTTGGAAACCTAACACTTCACGGGCTTCGTTAATGGTGATAATGCCTCTGTCAACAAGATTGCCGAGCGAATTAGCGACTTCGGCAATGTTTTCTTTGAGCGCTTCAACTTGACTAAGGTCGTAGGCGCACCAAAGTTGCGGGTTGACCTTCGGGAAGAATTGAGTGTTAAGGGTTTCCTCAGTTAATCTAAGTAGCGGGATTATGGTTTCCCGCCAGAAAATTTTTGTTTGCTCCCTTGCGTTGGCATAGTTAGCATACTCATAAATCCCGACGACAGCGGGTGGCACATTGAGACAGGCTAAGATTTCTTCTCGCAGGATGCGGCGCATTTCAACCAAGTCGCCCGCCTTAAAGGAAGTGTCTATCGTCTTCGTGTCATAGTCAGAGCCTTCAAGCAAAAGCCACTTAAACCTTTGCCCCCGCCCGTGCCTACTTTGAATGCGCTCAATAATGCGTTGTTTCGTCGCTTCGGGTAATGAAGACTTAGTGATTAGAATGGTTAAGGGTTGTGCGCCGTGAAAGAGATACTCGGCTAACAGGCGGTCGCATTCGTTGATAAGCGTGACAGCGTTTTGAATGGAGTAAAGAAGCGATAAGCCTAAGGCTTTAGGGTCGGTCGGGTCGGGCAATTTGAAGTGCGCGATATCGTCTACCGAAACGGTCACAACTCGGTCGGCAGTCATGAGTTGGGCTTCTTTCCCGTCAAGGCTGAAACTAATGTTGCTCGGATGGATGTAGTCAAGCCCCAAAAATCGTCGACCGACTTTGCGGATAAGCCAGTAGGAGTTTCCGAAGACGATTAGGTCGGTTACGGTCGTGGCGGTAAAGTCGTTGTTGTTAAGCCCGACGGCGACTGATTTCGCTAAGTGCCCGAAGTTTGGGTCGTCTTCGCTCAATTCAAATTCGCCGTTGTAGACCAACAATGGCACTGAAGCGGCGGAATTGCTAATTCGGCTTAAGGCAGCCCGCACGATAGGATTGCGGATAATGTCTGTAAGTGGGCTTTTAGGTGTGTCGGTTTCAACGAAGTAGACTTCCCCTGCTGCGTCTCTGTAAAGCCACTTTTGCACTAATTCCCGCAACTTCTTCAACATGCTAATCACCATCCACACTTGCCCAAGTGAGATTGGTGATTAGCGAATGAGTGAGCGGGCGAAATTATTTGTGCTAATTTATGCAATTACTGCTATCGTCGGGCTGGAAGCGCTTGCGCTTTGGAAAGGGGTTGACGGCGTGGCGTTGTCAGCGACTATAGCGGCTATCGCTTTGTTAGCCCCGTCGCCACTTAAATTCCTTCAATTCGGTAACATTAAGGTTGAGAAAATGGGCGCTGTGTCTTCTGACGAAGAAGGTAGCGGCGGCGACGAGGTAGGGAGGTGATTGGGTTTGGCTGCTAAGCGCTCGGTCAAGATTGAAGCCCCCGCCATTGACTTTTCCCGCTACCGCTCCATAGCCGATTTCGCCGAAGATTGTTTGTTTGTGTTTGAGAATAACCGCAAGCAACGGGTTAGGCTGACACCATATCAGCGGCGCTGGCTGCGTGAAGTTGAAGACCCGCGCTGGAAAACCGTAGTCATTTGTGTGCCTAAGCGGGTCGGTAAGTCGCTTTTCAGCGCAATTGTGGCGGTCTATTGGGCGCTGACACGAATGGGCGCAACCGTCGTCGTTTTGAGCACTTCCGAGAAGCACGCAAGTAGCGTGACATTCAAGTATGTGCGCCAATTCTGTCGGGTTAGCGACCAAGTTGCTGCCGAAGTTGCTACGCTTGCACAGAATAAAGTTGAGTTTCGCAACGGTAGCGTCATTAAGGCTGTGCCGTGCACTGTTGAAGCGGTTGCGGGAATTGCTACTGACTTGCTAATCATAGACGAATTGGCGCTGATTGAAGACGAAGAAGTTGTGCAAATCGCTATGAGCCAAACTGAGAAAGAATACGCTAAGGTGTTGATTACTTCAACCGCTTCGGAGCACGGGCATTTGCTGCACAGGCTCTATCTAAAGCATGTTAACGGAGAAGCAGAGAAAGAGCGGTTACGCTTCGTTTATCACGGCGCTGAGATTTACAACGAGCACCCATTCATTACGAAGGAGTGGCTTGAGGAAAGGCGCAAGCAAATGCCCGATTTTCTTTTTAGGCAGTATCACCTTAACGAATGGGGCGTTGCGGGCGAAAAAGTGTTTAGACCCGAAGTTGTTGAAGCGACGGTTAGAGACTATCCCGTGCCGTTGCCTATTGAGCAGCTCGAAGAAGTTTTGGGCGATAAGGTTGTGGGCTTCCTGTTTACTGCTGCTATAGACCGAGCCCTGCCTATGAGCAAGCACGGCGACCGCACGGTAGGTTGTGTCGTCGCTAACTGCTTGACCGAAAGCGGGCAAGAAAGGTTGATTGTAATTGATTTGCAGGTGTTTCCGACAGGTGTAGCTGAAGAAATTAAAGCGTGGCTAATGCAAGTCGCCAACCGATATTCGCTAACTTCGGTCGTGCTGGAAACTTATCAGGCTTATGACCTCTATGCTTGGTGTAAGCAGCGTGGGTTGCCCGCCAAATTACAGCATGCTACGAGGGAAGCCCAACTGGCTGCTTTTCCAATCTTAATCTTGGCTTTTGAGCAAGGCAAGATTATCATTCCCCGCCATGACTTGCTGATAGAAGAATTGCTCGCATTAGAGCGCACTAACGGCAAATTTAAGGCGGGGCAAGGCAAACACGACGACACTGTCTTTGCCCTACTCTGGGCAGTCTACGAAGCGGTTAAGTTTTCACCAAGCAAAGCCGACATTACAATAATCTAAATCGCCCCAAACTTGTGGCAAAACCTTAAATTTTCTGCTTGACAACCCCACAACTTAGTGACACAGTGAAATGTGGTTAGGGTTGCGTGAAGGTTAGGAAAACGGCTGGTTTTGGGCTGATTTTGGGCTATTTTTCTTCAACCACTGCAGTCAAATCCTCAATGTAGTTGCAATTGATGCAAGCAGCGATGGGGTC